TGTGAGACATCTTGGTATAGTCAACAACACGCACAGCTTCGATCTTTGCCATAGACTCTTCCAAGTCTACCTCAACTATATCTTTCTTTAGTCGGATATCAGAAGGTGCTACAAACTTCGGGATGAGCCCATTACGGGAATGTATAGAACCCTGATCAGTTGCTCCGCTTGAGCTAAACTGCACACACTGAGAGTACACTGACGTGTTTGAATTGTTGTAGATATGGACTGCGTAGGTAGCTGTAGTATCCGTAGCAACAGGCTGAAATTTATGAGCACCATATGATGTCACTCCGTTCGCTGTGCTGAGCAGCCTCCCGTAAGTATTAAAGTTTAGCTTGGCAAATACTCCAGAGGTAGTCCCTCCAACCTCAACACCCGACTGTATTGTATTGGTTACACCATTACGCGCCTGTAGCTCAACTCCTGAGGTTCCATCTGTTCTGTCACCCCGCACCTTTACAGTAGTCTTTGAGTTAAGGCCTACTTCCCCATCACGTACAAAGGACATCCAGCTATACTGGTGAGATACTCCGAAGGCATTGTACTGCCCCAGTTGTGCATCACCCGAAGTAAGACAGGCAAGCCCGACAGCCCCTGCACTATTTGCGGCTGTGAGTCTGCGCTCAGTCGCGGCAGTGCCAAAGGTACGTATGTCTGCGTTCCTTGCCTGTAGCTCACTAGTGAAAGTCTTTATGCCAGCGACTACCTCATCGCCAGTGAGGCCAACAAAGTCGGTGTAGTTTGAGTCCCCGTATGCCTTAGTCATTACGTCCTGCGGGTTAACCGGGTCAGCAGCACCGCTTATGGCCCCTCCACCCATAGCCAGACTTCCAGCAATAGTTACAACGCCGGTTAGGGTGATATTCCCTGTAATGCTATGGGTTGTTCCTGTAACTACTAGGTTGCCTGTCCACGTAGTATCAGGCACTGTCACTGTGTATGTGGTGGCAAGCTCAAGAGAACCCGCAGCAGGTCCAACAATGTCAATGTCCCCAGCCTCTCTCAAGGAGATGTACTGGGTCAGTTCAGTATTACGAAACTCTGCGTCCGTGGCTGAGTAGTTTGGGATAGCCCGGGGGATTGTGTTCAGGCCTACGATGGCTAGACCGTCCTTGTTGGAGAACGTTCGTCGCAACCAAGGAGCAGGGTTCTTTGCAAATGACCCCGCACTGTCCTTGTCCAGCCACAGCCAGTGGTCATACCCGAACTGACTGAACAGCATCAGGCAAGTATCTCCAGCCTTAATAGGCATAGTGACTGAGTAGCCGCCACCAGAAACTGTGTGGACAGGTACGTCCATCAGCTTGCCACGCTTTATAGTGGATTCCGAATCTGTTGCAGAATAGAAAATCCTTTCCGCAGAAACCTGTATGGTTGCGGTCTGGGTCGCTGGGAAGTACTCCACCACGCGCCCGGGCATTACTATGTTGTAGTCTTCCCAATTCATGCGGGACTCCTTATTCGCAACACTCCACTTTTGTCACTATGGAGTTCGCACCTGTTAAACCAGTATTGGTATTGTTCACTGTGGGGTCTAGCTTATCTCTTCCCCACTTAGTAGCCGCTGTCAGTATCTGATCAGTACGGGGAAGGGACTCGCCGGGAGTGTAGGGAAACTTCGGGTCAGCGTTAGTTATTCCTCGTACTAAGCAGCCTATGCCAGACTGTATCAGGGACTGGGCATACTGATTGTCAGTCATGTGGACTGTCTCGTACACGGCACCATAGAGGGACTTGCGAAGCTCGCCCATAGCTGTGTCGATAAGGTCAGTAGCCAACTCTGTAGCCACCCGATCTCCCTCGTTGATTAGACAGGCACTCACTTGCGCAAAGCCGCCCTTGGTGTTGTTAGCAAAGTCCTTCAGACGCTCAGCTGCTTCTGCGGCTGTTATTATATCCGAGGTTGCCTCTGGGTTGTATAAGTCAATAGCACTGGTATGTGCCTCGTATGCCCATGAGCTAGTGGAGGGGTCTTGCCCTGTAGATAGGAAAGTATGTCGGGTGCGAACACCTGCACTATCTACCCCATCAACTACAAAGTCTTGACCCATTGTAAAGTTCGCTTCACTGATCTTGTTGCACTCACAAACTTCTATTCCTGCTTCCCGGAGCAATAGCTCGCGAGTGGTCTTTTTAGAGCCAGTCAGCTCGGAGAAGGAAAGCAACTTAGGTGTTGTACCGTTGACTGCACCAGACACGACAAGCTCCTCACCCATAATGGTGAACTCCATTGCGTCTGTCATGCCAGCTACTTGCTTGGTACTGAATTTGGTAAATACGACAGGGCCATAAACGCCAAGGTTTGTTACTACCTCGCAGGGCTCTGCCTCGTTTATCAGCCTCTCCAGTTCCTCGAAGATTGTGCTGGCGCTGTTACTTGAGTATTGGATTAGTCCATCAGCCAGTGCAGCCTTGCGACCAACCATCTTACCAAATAGTACATTGGTTATGATGCCGGTAATATTAACTACCCTGTTCTTTCGAATAGAGTTGTTGCTAACAAGGAAGCCTGTCTGTACTGGAAACTTGGTGATCTCCGCAGAGGCTTGGTGGGCCTCAGAGATTACTGTGTGGAACTTGATTGTTTCTGTTTCATCAGCCGTACCACCATACGGATAAGAAATCATAGCTGGAGTTACTGTGGCCATATCAATTACCTAAACCAGTGGGTGGTTGGCATTGCCAAACCGTCAAGGGGAGCTACCGCAGTAGCCTGTGTTTGCCACTCAGAAGTGTAGTTACTTCCTTTGTGCTGTACAACGAGAGTCTGGTAGCGACTGTAGCCTGCTATCGACTTTCTAGCAAAGTCTTTTGCTATCTGTAGAGTCTGCTCGTCTTGCGAAGTGCCAGCAGTAAGTAGCTGGGAAATATCCAGTACAGCTCCCGGCTCAATGTTGCCGTCGAGGTTAGAGACAACCTGTAGCTGTGCTGGTGCCAACTTGGGATTGGCTCGCATGTTGTTGGTGTTAAGGACCACCGGCTGTAAGTTATCCAGCTCCGTGAGAGGAACCTGCGCAAGATTTGGTGTGTACACAAACAGAAACTCGTCAGGCCTTGTGTAGCTCAGGAAGCCATGCTCTCTTTTAAGATCGTTGAGGCATTGATTGACTGAGCCGATAAGTGGAGCCTTTGGACGTGGCGGGATGTACTCTTGCTGGTTACTTGGGAAGCATTGATACCTAACCCTACCCTGATAACCCGCATCAAGTAGCAGAGCAGTAATTAGGTTTTCCAGTTTTGGCTGGTTGACCTCCTCTATGTTTACTTGCTTCTCAAGAATTTCCTTTCCCTTTGAATAGCAGTACAGGGTAGTAATCACATTTGGTATCTTGTTTTCTGTGATGGTATTTGAGATGAAGAAATCTGATATCACCACAAATTCCTGTGAGCCATGCAATCGAGTTGTTACTGTTGCATAGTGGTCGGCGTTGCCACCGATAAGGTTCGCGATGGATTCTTCATTTAGATTATAAATTGAGATTGAGGCTCTACTGAAACCATCAACCTCCCTCACATCAAAGTCTACGCGAAGTCCGGTTGCGTCTAGTATTGCGCGCCCGTTCTTATCAGTTATCTTGAGAATGACCTCTTGACCAAATTTCTTCATAAGACCTCCGAGGTCATTAGTTTAGTTGCTGTTTCTAAGTGGAGAGAAATGCCCACCTGCAATATTGATATCGGCATCGTCTGTTTTCGCCTCAAGCTCAGAGTCGCCATTCTTATCAACGATGTTAGTAAGGTTGATATTTACTTGAGGCTTGCCATTTCCTTGGCTAGCAGACTGTGTGGCTTCCACCCTACGACTAGGAAGAATAACATTTCCTTGTGAGTCGTAGTTGTCTGGGCTATTAGCTGCCTCAATCATCTCCACAGCACCCATCCGAGCCCCTTCAAGCAGTCCCGCATCCCCAGCCTTCCCGCCAAGTATTGCACCAGCGGCCAGAGCAGCAGTGCCTAGTTTAACAATGGCATTTGAAGTAGACTTATAGCTATTCAAGATTTCATTGGTGGCAACGCCAAGACCTTTGTTGTAACTGGTCTCATCACCCTTTAGGGTTGAGACTGTAGCTTCCTGAAGTATTTGGTGGCCAATACGTCCGTCTTCCTGTCCGAGGTTGGCTTGTCGCATTGCCTCCGCCTCAACAGTAACGGATTGAGTCATAGACCCACCACGACCATCGTAAGCAGCCAACTTGTCATAGCCCATTACCCTCATGTACTGTGAACGCATCTCAGGGGAGAGGTCTCTGCTTTCCTTGTCAGCGAAGTTAAGTAACTGAGAGGGACTCATCCCTTTCATCTTCTCCCACCGAACAGTGTCGAACTTGTCCGCTATCCCGGGAGACTTACCAAGCTCAGCCTTAATACGAGTGAATTCAGAAGCAGCTGTTTCTTCGTTGTTGAACTTGGCCTGCATGTTTCCAGCAGCCATCAACAAACTGTTCGCATCCCTTTCGTCGATACCACCTTGACGCATAGCCCATTGCGAGCCACGAGTCTCATCAGCACCTTGACCAATCTCAGCAGCGAGTCGGATAGTACCCATGCCAGAAGCCATACCTTCACGAATCATCTTGAAGGCATCGTCAACAGCACCAGCCCACGACTTTGCAGAATCTTGTGCTTGCTTTAATGAGTCAGAGAACTCGCGCACGGAATCGCTAGCTTCACCTTCAGCCTGTATACGATCATTCGCCATCTGCAATGCTTCTGCGTGTGCCGCTTCCAGCTCTTCTGTGGAGAAGCCGGGACCGTCTTCGGAGCCTTGGTTCATTGTAGCGGGACCACGACCATCAGCCTTCTGCATCCCGGCGTCTTCTTGCTTGATGCGGTACAGCTCAGTCATCATATCACCAGCTCTTTGCTCTGGCTTGTTGCGGTAGTTTATCTCAGCAGCAGCGAATTGTTCCTCGTTGGTTCTGGGTCCACTTCCTCCGTCACGCCAAGCGGTCATTGGTGCTTCTACTGCGGTGGGATTGGAAGGAACGAACCTTGCCGCTGCACCAGTCGCAGCTTTCTGTCTGGCAGCTAAGCCGCCTTCTTTATTCTTGAATGCTCTCAAAGCCTTCACTCCTTCCACTGTCTCTGGTGTTGCATCCAATTTCTCGAACACAGCCTGAGCGCGGTTAATCAGTTCTTGTTGGTATTCCTCGTCAGCATACATTATGTCCTGAGTAGTTTCACCAGTGTCTGCGTTGGTAACGAACAGGGTTGTCTGGCTCTCACCAGTAACGAGCATCTGCAATTGCATCTGTGCAGTGTACCTGTCCATTGCGCCGGGAATTCGTGTCCCTTTCAGAATCTTGAGCTCAAGCAAGCCAGCTGAACTTCCATCTTCATTGTACAGTCTGGCATCTGGTGAGGCTCCCATCCCGGGCAAATCATCCCGAGTTTCGAAGTAGGCATCCTCAGCAATTATCCCCGGGTTCTGCATTAGGAACTTCCGCTTTGCAGCTTCCTCCCCAGCACTACCACGAGCACTGAACGTGTTACCCATAAAAGGTTTGTTGCCACTGCTACGATATCCTTTCGCCCCTGTGGGGTCCAGCCTATCTTCCAGCATGTTGCGTGCGGCAATATCTGTTCCGTGCTTGCCCATTAGAGTAGCAGCTACAGAAGCAGTCAGCTTCCCTTTACGCAAGTTGAGCCACTCAGCACTTCCCTGTTCAGGTGGAGCGTACTGGCGAGTCATCCAGTTGTACTTTTCCCTAGCTGTGAAGTCTCCCCGCAATGGGTCAGACCTCATACCCCGTACATCATCCATGCTGTACCCTGAACGTGCCACCTTGAATGCTTCTTCTTGTGTGGCTCCTTCACGGATAGCTTCAGAGTAGAGCTGTTGCTCAGACAAAGCATCTTGAGCTCCATCCAGAGGAACGGACCTTGCACTCCCCAGTCCCTGTGCGGTTGGCAACTCAGTATTGGTGAACCCACCGTCTTGCTCTCCGGTGGTTATATAGTTCCACATCTGTTGAGACATGTTGCCTATGCTCTGGCCACCGCTAACAGTAATATCTGCGTTGGCCCGTCCAAGGGCATGTCGAGCCTCACCAGTGTTCCTTGCGAAGTCTCCGTAGTCATACGCACCAGCAGTTGGCTGTCCGTCAAGGCCCAGTAGTGCAGCCTCGCCCCAGTTCTGTTGAGACAAACGATAGGTCTCATCAGTAGGGTCATAGCCACGAGTATACCTTCCCTGTCCCTCAGACTCATTGCGGTGCTCTGGCATCTGCTCCTTGAGGACACGAGAGACAAAGTGGGCCTTGTACAGCGCCTGCTCGTACTCGTAGTCTCGGGTAGGCTTATCTATGCCCTTGCCACCGTATAGGGAGTTCTTAACGCTAGGGCGCATTTCCCAGTACCGAGGGTCATCCGCTGTCATCTCCAGCTTGGCAAAGCTCTCACGGGTGTGTGGGGAGCCCGACCAAGTTCCTCCAATGTTAGCTGTGTCCTTGGTGCCGAAGGGTATGCCATACTCGTTGGGTAGCATTAGTAGCCTGCTACTGCCCTCTACTGCACTTCCGTTCAGGGAGTACTTCAGGAACTCAGCTTGCGCCCTGTCCAAAGTCTCCTCACCTATCTTGCTGTTCTGATTAGCTTCGCTCAGGGCGGCCCCTGCAAGCTCTCTGGAGAAAGCCATAGCTTGGGCGAACTCTGTGTCCAGTCTGTTCTGTTCTTTCGCCTGTACGTCCTGAGAGTATCCTGAGAGGTCCGTACTATTCGGGACCACGCCCGGGGCCAGACGAGAACCCACATTGCCCATATAGATGTCTGTACGGGTCATGTACCCGTGGGCCAGATTTAGGTCTGACTGGCTGGGAGAGCCGATACCGGACTTACTATACGTGACATCGGTGGTTGCTGACTCTGCGTACAGGTTGGTATTATCCCGTACCAATTTGGTCTTGCCATACTTGGTCTCCTCAACCAGCCCAGAGACCTCGTAGGAGCCGTACAGCGAGGGAGAGACTGTGTTGTACTTACTAGGCATCTCTTCCTTACGTAGCTTGACGCCGCTCAGGGCCGCCGCAGGGGAACCTTCGATATCACTTCCCATCTTGTTTATTGCGACTTGCATCTCCACAGCATCGACATTGCGACCTGTTGGGGTAATGCCCTTGGCTGCGTCTAGTACAATCTTCTTGGCCTGTACTGGCAGGAAGGCAAACTGGTGTTGCTTTAAGGCAGCCGCGCTTGCCCCACCATAGGCTACTCCCCTCTTGTGGTTGTCACCATGCTTGATGTCCCGGGACTCTTCCATAGATGCGAAGAAGGCATCAGCAGCTGCGTTCTCGGTATCATCCATATACTCGTCAAGGTCTCCCTCAATGTGCATACCGTCTTCAAGTTCGCTGTTTCTATGGGAGTACTCTACACTACCAGACTCCGCCATATTCTGGAGTTCGTCTGGGTCGTCCATATCATAAAAATCGTCCATGACGGACTCCTATTGGTTAGTCGGGAGAGCTTGCGACAGCTCTTGCGTGTTGCTTGATCTCCAGTATCTGGTGCATGATCTCCAAGTCCTTGATGTTGTAGGTTCCATCTTGGAGGTCACTCA